TTTAAACTTTTCAAAGAATCAATCTTACGTTCAACCTGTGAAAGTCTTTTTGATGCGCCATCGTAACCATCTTGCAAGTCTCGCGTTGCTTCTTGAAGTTCCCCATCTGCAATAATCTTTTGCGCGTGGTTTATACGATTAATAGGGGCGCTTTTTAAATGCTCAGTTTGTCTTGCAATACGCCCACCAATAACCAAAGAAAGTAACTGATTAAGTGCTTTTAGTTGCTCTTGATCTTTCACAAAATCTTTCTTAATCCATTTGTCATCTTTCCTGACATTCATATGTTCAGGTTCACTTGTGTTGAACCACATTGCGCCGTCTTCAATCATGTTTGATACCCCCTAAGAATTTTTTTAAAGACCAATAGTTTTTTTTCTAAATCATTTAAAATTTTTGAATTATTTTCAAATGATCTTTTTCTACTTCTTTGTTGTTGTGGCGAACCATCTTGCCAGTTTTTATACAATTCAATAGTTGCGCGGGCATCTGCAACCTTATGTTGAAGTGTTGCAATCTTTTCTTCAATCAATTCTGTAACTACTTGCTGATCATTCATAAGTCTGGACTCTCCTGAAATTTAACGTATTCTTCATCAGGTACAACTTGCATTTTCCATTTGCCAGTAGTTACATAATTACTTCCATACTTCCACGTTGGGTCTTGTTTCTCATATTCATAATCAGAAAGTTGATACTGTTTTTCTTCTTCAATGCAACCTGACGCTTTTTTAGTGTTTGAACTTTCTGTTGGCGTCCAAGGCCAAACAACATTGTCAATAGATCGTCCGATCTCTTGCAATCTTTCGCGAACTGCATATTCGTTGTTCGCATAAAATTCAACTGTAAATTTTCTCATCGCAACACCTCGCAAGCCGCTTGAACACCCGCTGCACAATCGTTGCGGGTCATATCGGTCAACGCCCCATCGAATCCTAAATAAAAGATTCCTGTTGCGCACATAACCATAAAGAAATTTGTCATTGCGCTACCTCCTTAAGATTTTTTTTATTAAGTAAAATCAGCAAAAGTTCTTGGATTTCATTGCCTGTTTTGCCTGCTATTGTTGTTTTTTCATGCTCACAAAAACAGACGTTATATCTTAATTGTCTTGCAATATCAACTAATATATCGGTTGGTAATTCAATATTAAGTTTTGTTCCTTTTGGAACTACAAGATTTTTTGTTTGAGTCATTTGGTTTAGTTTGTTTGATAACAATTTAATTATAATAAAATTAAAATGTAATGTCAACCCTATAATTCATGTTATATATTAAGGGCATGGCTAAAAAGGCAACTAATATCGAAATTGATAGACGTATACATAAAATATACGATTTGCTTTTGCTCGGAAATTCAAAAACGCAGATCGCTCGATACTGCGCGGAGAATTATTCAGTAAGTTTACGTCAAACAGAAGAATATTTATCACGCGCTCGTATACTACAGGAGCAAGATGCACAGTTAGAACGTCCGCAATGGCTTACAGGAGCAATTGCCAGACTTGCAGATTATGAACGCCGCGCATCAATGGAAAATCAATTGCAGACCGCCATTCGTGCCGTAGAAATGCAAGCAAAATTATTACGCTTTGATATGTCAGCATGAGCCTTATTTCTGATGTCTGCGAAAAACAACCCCTCCTCGACTTTTTAAGTC